CAGCAAGGAGTTGCTTTTGATAGCAATGCTAACAAAGTTATTGTTGCTTACGACTCAGCAGGTACAAGCAAAGGGCAGGTGATAAGCGGTACAGTTAGTGGTACTAGTATATCCTTTGATTCGGAGATAGTATTTGAGGCTGCAAATGTTGAAGGTGTTTCTGTTGCTTTTGACAGCAATGCTAACAAAAATGTTATTTCTTACATAGATGGAGATAATTCAAGATATGGTACTTCTGCTGTCTTTGCTCCTGCTTCCACCACCATGACCTCAGAAAACTACATTGGTATGTCCAAAGGTGGGGCTGTAGCTGACACCAAGGGTGCAACCGTAGATATTATTGGTGCAGTAAATGATGAGCAATCTGGCCTCACACCAGGACAACAATATTTCGTACAGAATGATGGAACGATAGGCACAACGGCTGCAACGCCAAGTGTACTGGCAGGGACTGCTATTTCAGCGACAGAATTATTAGTAAAAACGTAAGGTGAATAATGCCGTTAATTTCTATGCAAATTCCAAAAGGTCAGTATAGAAATGGCACTGATCTTATGTCACAAGGTAGATGGCGTGATGTAGATTTAGTTCGTTGGCATGAAGACGCTTTGCGTCCTATAGGTGGTTGGCGTCAAAGGCAAAGCGTAAATATTAGCGGTGTTGCTCGTTCAATAATAGCTTGGGAAGATAACAGCGCCAACAGAAGACTAGCTACTGGAACTTTTAACAAATTATATGCATTACAAGCTGATGGAACTTCAGCAGATATTACTCCTGTTGGACTTACTGCTGGGCGTGTAGATGCAACTATAAACACTGGTTATGGCGCTAGTTTTTATGGGCGTGAAGAATACGGACTGCCAAGAGCCGACAGTGAAAACATATTAAAAGCTACCGTTTGGTCATTAGATAACTATGGAGAATTTCTTCTAGCTATGTCTCCTGACGATGGAAAATTGTATGAATGGCAGTTAAATAATGCTGTTAAAGCTGCACAAGTAACTAACGCTCCTACTTCTTGTTCTGGGTTTATGGTTACAGAAGAAAGATTTGTAGTTTGTTTTGGCGCTGGTGGTGATAGCCGAAAAGTGCAGTGGTCAGATCAAGAAGATAACACAACTTGGACAGCAGCCGCTACAAACCAAGCTGGTGATATACTACTACAGACTAATGGTGTTATTTTACGAGGTTTAAGAACAAGAGGGCAATCACTGATTTTAACCACAGAAGATGCCCACAGCATGACCTATCAAGGGCCACCATTTGTTTATGGTCTAGAAAGAGTTGGAACGTCTTGTGGGTTAATAGGCGCTGCTGCTGCTGTAGCTGTGGACGCTGGAGTGTTCTGGATGGGTCAGCGTGGTTTCTTTGCTTATTCTGGTGGTAGGGTTCAAGATATACCATGTGAAGTTGGAGATTATGTTTTTTCTGATTTTAATAATGACCAACGTAGTAAAGTTAGTGCTGTAGTAAACTCTGCTTGGAATGAAATATGGTGGTTTTATCCTAGCTCAGATAGCATGGAATGTAACAGATATGTAGCTTACGATTACGCAGAAAACATATGGACTACTGGTTCTATGGATCGCACTGCTGGAGTTGATCGTGGTGTATTTCGTTACCCTATGTACATCAAAAGCAATGGTATTTTATACGAACACGAAATAGGTTATAATTATGACACTGGAACGCCATTTGCTGAAACAGGGCCAATATCAATTGGAAATGGTGAAAACTTAATGAATGTTGTAGAACTTATACCTGATGAAAAAACATTAGGTGACGTTACTGCAAAGTTTAAAACAAGGTTTTATCCTACTGCTGCTGAAACAACTTACGGCCCATTTACAATGAGCAACCCAACATCTGTAAGGTTTCAGGGGCGTCAAGTTCGTATGCGTGTAGAGGGCAACACAGCGTCAGATTGGCGTGTTGGCATAATGCGATTAGATGCGCGGCAAGGTGGGCGTAGATGAGGATTGTCCCACCGTATACACCAGATATACAATCATGGGCTGAAAATATTAGGAAGTTTCTTGGCAAAGCCCTCAATCAATTAGATGCAAAAGATCAGTATAGTTCTGCTGCTGAAGATGGTGTTATTTTATATGATAGAGTAAATGGATACCCTGTTGTCAGTAAAAACGGTGTGTGGCGTCAAATAGTTTTAGAAGGTGGACACGGTGATTTTTATATTAATACAGACGTAACAGCGGCAAGCGCAAATACAGAGTATCAACTTACATACACGGCTGAAGCTAGTAATTCTGGTATTACTTTGGGAAGTCCTGCAAGTAGAATTGTTTTTGGAGAAGCTGGGCAGTATGTTATAGCTTTCTCAGCGCAAATATCATCTACATCGGCAAGCACTGTTCATTTTTATTTCTGGCCTAGCGTAAATGGAACAGATATAAATAATAGCGCAATGACCACAGCTTTGCACCAAAACAATGCAACTTTGGTTGCTGCAAGAACTCAGGTTTTTACGGTAGCGGCTAATGATTATTTAGAAGTAAATTGGATGACAGATAGCACTAGTGGTTTTTTAAATGCTACGGCTGCCTCTGCGCCAGTGCCAAATATTCCTGCTTCAACTTTGTCAATTACAAGATTACATGGGTAGGGGTGTAAATATGTATAAACTATGGTAAAATTATGAAAGATTTTATTTTAAGCGATGATTTAGAAAGATGTCAGCCTTGGATAGAGGACGCACTGCAATACTCAGGTGGCACACATACTTTTGATGATATTGTTTTAGGTATTGCTGAAATGAGGATGCAATTATGGGCTGCACCAAAGGGGTGCATTGTCACAGAAATTGTGGTATATCCTAAAAAGAAAGTATTACATCTGTTTTTAGCTGGTGGTGATTTGGAACAATTAATAGATATGAACAACGATATAACTAATTGGGCGGTTGGTCAGGGTTGCACTGGTGGAACAATCACAGGTAGATTAGGTTGGAAAAAAGCATTAGCGCCATTAGGGTGGAAATTAAAAAGTGCTAATTACGCATTTGATTTAAATAATAGTGAAAGTGATTAGGAGATAATTATGGGTGGTGGTTCTCAAGAAACAAAAGCAACCTTACCGAAATTTGCGGAAACAGGGGTTCAACAAACTTATGGGATGGGTAGAGATGTTGCAACTCAACAGGCTACTTATGTTCCTACATACGGCCCAACAGTAGCTGCATTAAGCCCTGATGAACAAATGGCGATGCAATATACTGATATGCAAGCGAACGCATTTGGTATGCCTACAGCAAACAGGTCAGGTTATATGCCACAAGCAATGCAATATGAGGGTGGTATTCAGGGATATTCTGCTAGACCATTAGCAGATCAAGCAATTGGATTATTACGAGATGAAAACCCTGCTTTTGCTCAGTATACAGAAAGCTTTGGTATTGATCCAGAAACAGGAGAAGTTGGCTCAAGAGCGTTAGAAAACCAACCTGTAGAGTTAGAAATGCAAAGCAGTGGTGGGAAATAGGAGAATATTATGGGTAGTAGGGGACAAACACCAGGTGGGCAAGTAGCAACTCCAACGCCAGTAGCGCCAATGCCTAATGTTCAAGGCGCAGGGGGGGTAAATCCTTTTCAGCAAGCAGCAGCGGCACAAACGCAAGCTTTGGGAGCAACTACGGCTGGGACTACTTACGCAACTGACCCAAGGGCAATGAATAGAATGTCGGCTGGTATGAATTATCAAGCACCAACCGCTGCAACAAATGCCCTGACTGCTGGTAGTAATTATCAAGCAAATCAAGCTGCTATGGGTGGCTTTCAGCAAGCTATGGGCTACAACCCACAAAATGTACAAGGTACTTCTTATCAGGCGGCACAGCAAGCAGGGCCAGAACGTGCTGCTGTAGGTTTATCAGCCTATATGAACCCATATCAACAGCAAGTAATAAATCCTGTTGCTGATGCAATAGAGAGACAAAGGCAATTATCAAATGTTGACTTAGCATCAAGGGTTGCAAAAGCAAAAGCGTTTGGAAGCCGTAGAGACGTTGAGCAAGACAGATTAGATGAAGCGGCATTGCGCCAAACAGGTCAAGCTTTAAGCCCACTTTACAACACTGGTTATAATCAGGCATTGCAAGCTGCACAATTTGATGTTGGTCAACAAAGTGCAATTGGTAGTGCTAATGTTGCTTTGGAAGATCAGGCTAGACGTTTTGGCGCTCAACAGGGAATGACTGCACAGCAACTAAACCAAGCTGCTGGACTACAGGGTGCTAACTTGAATTTACAAGGCTCTCAAGCAATGTCTCAAGCAGATTTAGCTGCTGCTAATGCTCGTAGAGCGAGTGCTGCAAGTCTAGGAAGTCAGGCTGCTCAATCTGAACAACTAGGTATGACAGCAGCAAGAACTTTTGCTGATACAGGTCGGCAAGACATGGCAACAAGATTGCAAGCTGCTAATCAATTATCTAATTTAGGTAGAACTAGTTTTGGTTACGGCACTGCAATACAAGACCGTATGGCTGCACAAGGCGCTCAACAGCGCGGTATTCAGCAGCAATTGATAGATCAAGCACAAGCAGAACAGCAGCGATACAGAGGTGGACCAGCGCAAGGTCTAAACACAATGCTTGGTACTGTTACAGGGCAAACTGGAAACTTAACTGGAAACACAGTAAGTCAGAACCCAGGTTTATTTAATTATTTGCAAGTAGCATCACAGTTTCCAACTGGTTAGGAGAAAAAAATGACAATGAACCCTGATCCACAACAAAGCGGTTTGTTAGGTTTTTTTCAGCGCATGAGAAAGCCAAACGAGCAAACTGGCTTATCGCCATTTCAACAATTTGGTGCTGCTCTTGATCCGTTGATACTGCCACAAATGAGGGCTGGACAGCAAATTAGAGAACAGGGCGCACAGCGTGTTGCTCAAGGCAATAAAAATAAAACTATTCAGTTTTTGCAGCAAAAGGCAAGTGAAGGTGATACTGTAGCTGCTCAAATTTTAGCTGGTTTGGAAAATAATAGTTTAAGCGTTAAAGACGCAATGGCACTGTACTATAATCAAGTTTTCGCAAAACCAGGCAAAACAGGTACGTCTGCAATAGAAAATTATGAGTACGCAAAGAATGTTTTGGGTATGTCAGAAATAGATGCTCAAAAATTTGGCAAACAGCCGCCATTGGTAGATATGTCTGCAAAGCCAGAAGCGCAAGCAGCAGTAGATGCTGGGTACAGATATACAAACGAAGTATTTGATCAGGCTAAAAATGCAAAACAGTCTCTCAATACTATTCGTAGGCAAATACAATTATCACAAAGTCAAGATTTTACCAGTGGAATAGGACAAGAGTTTTTTAATCAAGCAAAGCAATGGGCAGAAAGATTTGGTTTTGGTGACGCAAATGTTTCAAGTAATCAAGAATTTGGAGCATTGGTTAAGCAAACTGTTCTTGATGCTTCAGGTGGTAGTTTAGGTGTGGGTGTAAGTGCTAGTGATGTTGTTTATCTTGATGCTATGAGAGCAAATCAAAATTATAATCCTAAAACAATAAGAAGTATGTTGTTTGCTCAAGAACTGTTAGATAATCGTAAAATTGAACTTAGAAATTTTGCAAATGAGTATATGAAGTCAGATATAAATAATGGCAAACAATACATTGTAAACAGATTTGATTTTGAACTTGCTGCTGAAGAATATTTTAAAGATAAGCCATTGTTTGGCGATTTATACATGGAGTAAATTGCATGGCGCAAAAAAAGCTTTCAGAAATGACATTAAAAGAATTAGAAACTGAATATAATTCAATAAAAAATGATAGTTCAAAATTGCAAAAAATTGAACAATTAGAAAATTTTGCAAAAAAGAAATTCAATGTTGATTTGTTTTCGGGAAAAATAAACGATCAAAATATTAATTTTACAGATAGAATTTTGGATGTTGCCCAAGCTGTTCCTAGAGGCGCTTACAATGTTGTAGAAGGTTTAATTGATGCACCAAGAGACATTGTCGGATTTGGCGCAAACATGTTAGAAAAAGGCTATACTAAACTCACTGGCGATGAACAATTGTATGATGATAGAACAAGAGCTTCTATTGATGCGGTCACTGGTAATAGGGATGTCGGGGCGTCAGAAGAAGTTTCCAATCAAAGTTTAGGTCAAACACTTTTAAATCCACCCAGATTAAGCCAAGTTCGCAAAGATATTCCATCACTTGACGCATTTGTAAATCAAGAACCAAAAACAACGGCTGGCGCAGTAACTGAAAGAGTTACAGAGTTTGTTCCATTTGCTGGTAAGAACATTGTCACTCAGGGAGTAGTTCCAGCTATTACTTCATATTTTGCTGGTCAATTTGAAGGGGTTAAAGGCACAAATTTACAATTTCCTGTAGAAGTAGCTAGTGCAATTTTTTCACCTACTATTTTTAAAAAAGTAATTAGTCCTAAAGGTGGGCAACTTGGTGGTGCTACAAAGGAGCAATTGGATTTATTAGAAGCAGAAGGTGTTGTACCAAGTGCTGGTTTATTAACTGATGATGTTAATATTAAAGCGTGGGAAGAAGCCACTGCTGCTGGTAAAAACCTACAAGAAGCGTCTTATGAAGCCTTTAGTCGTGCTGCTTTAAAAAGAATTGGAATAGATGCTAATAGAGCAACGCCAGAAATGTTGGAGGCTGTATATAAACAACTAGGAGTTAATTTTAATAATTCTATTGGCGCAATACAATTTAAAAACTCCAAAATTGTTCCTACAACAAAAGATTTAGAAGATTTAAGTAAAATTTTAGGTACTTATGGCGGTCAAGTATCTCCATCTATGGCTGCACCAATTTTTCGGGAAATTGATAGTGCATTGAAAACATCAGCGCGAACAGGTCAGTCTCTTAGTGGAAATCAGATTAAGCGTTTCCATGCTACTTTAAATGACATGACAAGACGCGGTGATGTTGACGGACAATTTGCAAGAGAAACAATTTCAATTGTTAAAGATTTAATTAATAGAAACTTAACAAAAGAACAATCAAAGTTATGGGTTGATACAAATAAAAAATATAGAGATTTTCTTACAATAGAAAAAACATTAATGAAAGCTGGAGATGCAACAAGCGGTTTGGTTACTCCACAAAATTTACGCACAAGTGCTGGGCAAGTTTTTAAGCGCCAATATCTTTTTGGGAAGTCTGATCTAAGCAATTTAGCAAAAGCTGGCTCTGTTGTATTGAAGCCATTGCCACAATCAGGAACACAACCACGTTTGGCGGCGGTAGGTCAGGGCGGTACAGGTACAGATGCAGCGCGATTTGGGGCAGCAGCTTATGGTTTTACAGGAGACCCAGGAATAGCCGCGACTGCTGCAACTGCTGGATCATTATTAAGTCCACTAAGAAACCAAGCAGTTTCTACACCGTTAGGACAAAATTATTTGAAAAACCAAATGATTACAGATTTAGAAAAAAACAATCTATTAAGAATGTTAGCAGCTACTACTATACCTAGATAGGAATAACATGCGATTAGAACCATTAGATCAAACACAAATTGAAAGCATTGTTTCCAAAGCTATTGAGGATGCCGTGGATTTTATAGAGGCTGAAATATCTCCAAGAAGGATTAAATCACAAAGGTATTTTGATGGTGAAGTAGATATAGGGCATGAAGATGGGCGATCTAAATGTGTTGCTACAAAATGCAGGGAAGTAGTTCGTGGCATAAAGCCATCTATTCAACGTATTTTCTTAACAAATGATAAGCCTGTAGAATTTGTTCCTAGAGGGCCAGAAGATGTGGCATTAGCTGAACAGGCTACTTCTTATATTTCGTATAAGTTTCAACAGCATAATGGCTATAAAGTTTTAAATGACCTCTTTCAAGATGCTTTAGTAAAGAAAACTGGCATTGCCTATGTCTATTATAATGAAGAAACAGACCAAGAAATTCACACTTTTACTAATTTAAGTGAAGAAGCTTTTGCCTTGTTGGTAGAAGATGATGAAGTAGAAGTTATAGAGCATGAAATGCGTATGAGCATCAGTGTAGATGACATGGGCATAGACATAGAAGTTCCAGAGCATGATGTAAAAATATCAAGAACAATTCCCAAGGGTGATATTTGTATAGAAAGCGTACCACCAGAAGATTTCTTTGTAGATCGTAATGCTCGTGGAATTGATAATTTCTATATTTGTGGTCACAGCACAGAAATGCGTGTGGGTGATTTGTTGGCTATGGGCTTTAAGCTAGAAGACTTAGATGGTTTAGAGGGTGGTCAATACAGCGTTGTTGATGATGAAGCAGAATTTGCTCGTAGAGGGTACTCTATAGATGAAGATAGTGATGAAAATATTACTACAGCTTCAAAGAAAATAACCGTTACCCAGGCATATATGGAATTAGATATTGAGGGTACTGGAATACCTAAATTGTATCAGTTTATATGTGCTGGCTCTATCTACAAAGTATTAAACTTCTATGAAGCTGATAATGCACCATATGCTATATTTGAGTGTGATCCAGAGCCACACGCATTTTTCGGCACAAGCTTAGTTGATTTAGTAATGGATGACCAAGATGCTGCAACTTCTATGTTGCGTGGTATTTTAGATAATGTTGCATTAACAAACAATCCTGGTCTTCAAATTATGGATGGTCAGGTAGCCGTTGATGATCTTTTAAATAACGAAATTGGGCGCATTGTAAGAGTTAAATCACCAGGTGCAATAAGTGAAATGTCTGTACCATTTACTGCTGGAAGCACATTACCAGCATTGCAGTATTTTGATCAATTGGTAGATAATAAAACTGGTGTTTCTAAAATGGCGCAAGGGTTAGACCCTGATGTGCTTAAATCCTCTACAGCAACAGCGGTAGCTGCTTCTATGGAAGGTCAAACAGGTCAAGCAGAAGTAATCGCAAGGAACTTTGCTGAAGGTGGTATGAAACAACTGTTTTCATTAATGCTAGAGCTAATGGTTAAAAACGCAGACGGTGAAGAAATGATGCGTTTAAATGGCTCTTTTGTACCTGTAAATCCAGCAGCTTGGGAAACAGACATGGATTTAAGTGTAAATGTAGGCATAGGTACAGGACGTGAAAACGAGCGTATGGCAGCATTACAGCAAGCGTTTGGTATTCAACAGCAAATATATAATACATATGGTGCTAACAACGGAGTAGTGACCCTTACACAAATAAGAAATACAATGGCTGATATGTTGGCTATTGGTGGTGTGAGAAATGCAGATCGTTATTTTATGCCTATGACGCCAGAAATAGAGCAACAAATGATGATGCAACAGCAGCAAATGATGCAGCAACAACAAATGATGCAAGGTCAACAACCTGATCCAAATGCTGCATTTATGCAGACAGAGGCAATGAAAGCTCAAACTAGAGCGCAAGTAGATATGTCTAAAGCCCAAATGGATATGCAGTATAAAATGCACAAATTAGGCATGGATGACGATTTATCCAGGGATGAAATGGTGCAAGATTTGGCCGTTAAAGTTGCTGAGATTTTAGGTAAATACGGTACTGCTGTAGACACGGCTAGTATTAAAGCAGAACAAGACGCAAGCAGACCACATAATGAACAAATGATGGGAATGGGCGTTGGATATTGAGCAAAAGGCCAAACGGTCTAAATCGTTATTAGAGAATGAGTGGTTTATGAAAACCATGCAGAATTTGCGAGAACAACAAATGAATGTTTTTGCGAATAGCGCAGCTACGGAAGTAGAAAAGCGTGAAAAGGCGCATAGTATGATACTAGCGTTAAATGCAATCCAGCGTGAACTACAAGCGGATATAGACGCTCTTACGCTTATTAGAGGGAAGGGAAAGCACCGTGGAAACGACTAACCCCATCAACGGCAATGATTTACAGGCGGTTGCCGATAGTTTGATTATAGAAACGCCAAATAATCCTGAGAAATCTACAGAAGAAGTTGTAGAGGCAACTGATGACGGTCAGACCGAAATAATAGAAGATGCAGAAGAAGAACAGGATGACGTTGAAGCCCAAGCCAACGAAGATGATATGGGTGAGGAATACGAAGAAGCTGAACAGGACGAAGCTCAACAAGAGCCTGTATACACCGTCAAAATTGACGGAACGGAAAAACAGGTAACCTTGGACGAGCTTAAACGTGGCTATTCAGGGCAAAAGTATATCCAAAAGGGCATGGCTGACACTGCTGAAACTAAAAAGTCATTAGAACAGCAACAGCAACAAATTGCCCAGGAACGCCAAATGCTTATGCAGATGGTACAACAAGTGCAGAATGGCAATGTTCCGTCTATTCCTGAATATCCGTCTGAGGAACTACAAGCTAGTGACCCTCTAGGTTATTTAGAGAAAGAGGCAGAATATCGTCGTGCCGTAGAAAAACGCCAACAATTTGACCAACAGGTTAATTATGTGGCGCAGCAAGAAGCGCAACAAAGGCAACAGCAGAACAATCAGTTTCTAGAACAACAGGCGCAACGCTTGTCGGAATGGATGCCTGAATTTGCTAATCCTGAGAAGCGTAACGTATTTATTCAAGATATGTCTTCTAAAGCAAAAAAACATTACAATTTAACAGATGAACAAATTGGAACTGTTAAAACTGCTGAAGAAGTCCGTATACTAAATGATGCGTTAAAATGGCAAGACTTACAGGCTAATAAGGGCAAGGCTCAACAAAAAGCCGAAGGCGCTAGGCCAGTAGTCAAACCAGCAGCTAAACGTGCGGCAAATTCTGGACGAGTATCCAAAGCTAAAAAAGCAGAGGCAGCAATGAGGAGAACGGGTAGCATTGATGATGTTGCAGATTTCCTTATGAATAACTAACTTTTGCATGAAAGGATACAGCAATGGCTGTTACAGCAAATACAAATGAGACTTATGATGTCTCTACAATAAGAGAGGATTTAGCTTCTGCTATGGCCTCAATTTCGCCAACGGAGACTGTTTTTATGTCTGCTATTGGCACACGCAACGTTGACAACACTTACTTTGAGTGGAGTGAAGTTGACCTGGCGGCTACTGGCGCAAACAGGCAGATAGAGGGTGATGTAGGACTATCCAACACAGCACCAACTAACGCTGTTCGTAAGGGCGGATATACGCAGATCAGCGCCAAGGTTGTAGAAGTAAGTTCAACCAATCAGGCAGTCAACGGGGTGGCAAACGCACAAACTGTTGCAAAGCAAGTAGCTTACAAATTAAGCGAACTAAAGCGTGATATGGAAGCAATGCTTCTAGCAAACGTGGCAGCCGCTGTAGGCTCATCTGGTACTGCTAGACAAACAGCAGGGCTACCAGCTTACCTTACTTCTAACGTATCTCGTGGTTCAGGTGGTGCTAATGGTACTACATCTGGAACAGGTGAAAGTGGTTCGGTAAATGCAGCAGCAACAGATGGGACTTTGCGTCCTATTACAGAGACACTTCTTAAATCTGTAATTGCAGATTGCTGGAGTTCTGGTGCTACGCCAACTATTGTTATGTGTGGTTCTGCACAGAAGCAAAAAATATCAACTTTTACTGGTAACGCAACACGCTTTAAAGAAGCTGAAGATAGCAAACTAAATGCTGCTATTGATGTGTATATCAGTGATTTTGGTGAGCTTCAGATAGTGCCAAACCGTCATATGCGTGTAAGAACAGTGTCTAGTGTAGATTATACACCAGATGTTTTTGTTCTTGATCCAAACTATGCGGAAGTTGCTTATCTACAAACAGCAAAGCAAGAGCCATTAGCGAAAACAGGTCTGAGCGAAAGACGCCTCATTTCCTGCGAATATGGCTTACAGGTGACTTCACAGAAGGCACATGGTGTTGTTGCAGATATAAACGCATCATAATACTAAGGGGGGCAGCAATGCCCCTCTACCAATGGAGTTTTATATGAAAATAAAAATTACTACAGATCGCCAACCATTTTTAGATGAAGAAGCTAGAAACATGGGGGATATTGTTGAGGTTAGTGCAGAAGAAGCTGCAACATTTATTGAAAACGGATTTGCAGAAGAAGTGAAAACAACAAGCAAACCTAAACGAGCGCGAAACGATAAAGGGCAGCTTATCGGAGATAATCCTGATACCCCTGACGTAAATGAAGCGTGGGAAGGCGGAGAAGCCCCAGAATGAGCAATACAGTATTAAATACCTCTTACCACACAGAAGATGGAAAGCTCGTTGTAAAGCGTTCTCAGGACGTACAACGCATACTTGATTTTAACAAGGAACGAAACATAGAAGGTCACAACCCTAACAGCGAAATGCGGTTAGCTGGTTCTATCCCTTTTGTCATTGCAGAAATGTGGGCTAAAGAGTGTGGCGCAAATATAGGATCGCAAGAGTTTCAAGAATATGTTAAAAAGAAACTAATGAGTGGCGATTTTTCTAAGTTAGTAGCAAACGGATATTGATATGAATAAACCAACATTAGCATCTTTGGATAAAAGGGTAGTAAAAGTGGAAACTCAACTTGATGAACGCTGGAAACAAATGATGGCAAGAATACAAAGGGTGGAAGTGGTTATTCTTGGCAGTGCTGGCGCAATTATCTTAATGTTGGTTTCTATTCTTACTAAGGTCTAATGCTTGACCCTATAAGCTGTGTAGGTCTTGCCACAGGCGCATTTAAGGCAATTAAGGCAACCGTAAGTGCAGGGCGTGATTTAGCCGACTGTGCAGGACAGCTTAATGAATGGGGAAAAGCTTTCTCAGATTTCAATAATTG